CCAATATAACTCCACAGATAATCCACTGATTGACCCTGAGGAAGTAGAGGTAGCCAGACGCACTATGTCTACTCAGGCCTTCAGACAAGAATTTGAAGCTAGTTTTGTGTCTTTTACAGGAGGTATCTTCAAGAGTGATTGGATTCAAACAGATGATAAAGAACCTGAAGATGGGAATTATGTTATTGCCGTTGACCCAGCAGGTTATGAACAAGTTGAAAAAGAGAGAGGTATCAAAGGCTCTAAGCTCGATGAAACAGCAATTGCTATCGTTAAAATCTCTGGTGATACTTGGTGGGTTAAGGATATACTTCACGGCCGTTGGTCCATTAAAGAGACCGCTAAGAAGATTCTATCGTCAGCTATTGAAAATCAAGCGACTACTGTAGGAATTGAGTCAGGAGCCCTAAAGAATGCTATATTGCCTTATCTAGAAGATGAAATGAGGATACAAGGTAGATGGGTACCTATTACTGATGTAACTCATGGTGGCAAGAAGAAAGCAGATAGAATCACCTGGGCTCTCCAAGGAAGATTAGAGCATGGTAAGATTATATTTAATCCTAAACCTAGCTACATAAAAGATTTAGAAGTACAACTAACAGAGTTTCCTACTAAAGGAACTCATGATGATATTATCGATGCCTTGGCTTACATAGACCAGGTATCAGTGGCAGACTTTATGCACACTATTGAATTAGAAGAGGATTGGGAACCATATGATGACGTTGCAGGATACTAAATTATGAATTATAACAATGATGATGAATATCAAGCCCTAAGTGGCTGGTTGTCTACACGTCTCGCACAGTGGAAACAACACAGAGACAATAATTACCTGAGACAATGGGATGAGTATTACCGTCTATGGCGTGGTATTTGGTCTGTAGAAGATAAAAATAGAGACTCAGAGAAGTCTAGATTAATCTCTCCTGCCTTACAGCAAGCTGTGGAATCTTCAGTGGCTGAGATTGAAGAAGCTACTTTCGGCCGTGGTAAATGGTTCGATATTAAAGATGATGTCTTAGATGAAGACAATTCAGAAGCTGAACACATACGTAACTTATTACAAGAAGATTTAGAAGGTGCAGGTGTTAAAGATGCTCTATGTGAGGTCTTCCTTAATGGTGCCATCTATGGTACTGGCATCGGTAAGATTATCACTGAAGAGAAGATAGTCAGAAAGCCTTCTGAGAAGCCTGTAGAAGGCACTCTAACCACAGAACGTACCACTCAAGAGAGTGTAGAAGTAGAAGTTAGAGTTGAAGCTATCTCCCCTAAAGAGTTCTTAATCGACCCTTCTGCTCAGTCTATCAATGAGGCACTAGGCGTAGCTCATGAGGTATATAAGCCTCGTTATACTATATCTGAAGGAATGAAGAGTGGTGTCTATAGAACTCTCGATATTGAGGGAGCTACGGACGTTATACGTGTAGGTTTTGACCCTGAGTATACCAACAGAGATGCTGGTGACCAGATTAAGATTACAGAATATTGGGGTAAAGTACCTGCTAAGTTCCTCCATAAGCCTAAGGCTTCTGATAGTGGAGACTTTGAGTATGATGAAGATGAGTTAGTCGAAGCTGTAGTCACTCTCGCTAACGATGAGTATGTCTTACGTGCTGAAGAGAACCCATTCATGATGGAGGATAGACCTTTCATCAGTTATCAACATGATTTAGTCCCTAGTAAGTTCTGGGGCAGAGGAATCTGTGAGAAAGGATATAATCCTCAGAAAGCATTAGATGCAGAGATGAGAGCAAGGATTGATAATCTAGCTTTAACTACTACACCTATGATGGCTGCAGATGCAACTCGATTACCTCGTGGTATGAAGCTAGAAGTACGTCCAGGAAAGACTATTTTAACTAATGGTGACCCTAGAACTGCTATTATGCCTCTTACTTTAGGTAATGGTATTTCTAATAATGATACCCAGGTTTCTCTCTTACAGAATATGATTCAGATGGGCACTGGTTCTACAGATGCAGGCTCTCCAGACAGAGCTACTTCTTCTGGTATGTCTATGATGCAATCAGCAGCCATTAAGAGACAGAAGCGTACATTGATGAACTTCCAGAATACCTTCTTAATCCCTATGATTAACAAGACTATGTGGAGAAAAGTACAGTTTGATGTTAAGAGGTATCCTGTTACAGACTATAAATTCGTACCTTACTCTACTATGGGTATTATGGCGAAAGAACTAGAGATGCAGCAGATGGTAGCTATGTTACAGTCTGTACCTAAAGACTCTCCAGCATTCAATATCTTAATGTTAGCTGTCTTCCAGAACTCAAGTATGCACAATAGAGACCAGATTGTTAAGTCTCTAATGGAATCACAGAAACCTAATCCTCAACAGCAACAGATGCAGCAAATGCAGATGCAGCTAGAGATGGAACAGAAGAAAGCAGATATTCAGAAGACGATGGCTGAAGCCCAAGAAGAGCAAACTAAAGCTCAACTAAATGCTGCTAAAGCAGGTGCTGAACAACCTAATGGTTTAGATATTCAAGAGAGAATGATTAAACTACAGAAAGAAGTAGCCAGCATCGATAAAATGAAGGCTGATACAGAGAACACTAACAGTGATACATACAGAAAGATTCCTGAGATGGAGCACCTTCAATCGGAGACAATGCTAAACTATGCAAATGCACGAAGAACACAATTCACAAACTGAAGACTATTATAAAAATAGGTTTCGTTTAACAGAACAAGATGGATGGAGAGACTTAGTTGAAGAACTTAATAATCTCGTAGACATCTACAGTAATTTAGACTCATTAGAGTCTGAAAGAGACCTTTGGTTCGCTAAGGGTCAGTTGGCAATCTTAAGACAAGTAATTGGCTTAGAGGAAGCAACTAAACTAGCGGCAGAACAATTAGACTTATTCTAACCCTGCCATTTTATACTTCATAACTCGAAAGAGCGGAGAACAAAAGATATGAGTAATATAGTAGTAGAGGACACTCCAGTGTCTACAGAAGCACCACAAGAGCCAACAACAGACGTAACAGAAGTAACACAAGAGGTAGAAGCAGTCTCAGAAGGGACCGAAGCCTATGTTTTACCTGATAAGTTTGCTGGTAAAAGTACAGAGGAAATTGTAAATAGCTATCAGAATCTCGAAAAGGAAATGGGTCGTAAGGCTCAGGAAGTTGGAGAGTTAAGAAAGTTATCAGATAGTTTCCTTCAAGCTGAAGTAGCGAGGCAGTCAAACCCTCTACAACAAGAACCCTCAGTAACACAAGAGGACAAAGGGATGGATTTCTTCGATGACCCGAATAAAGCGGTAAATCAAGCGATTGAGAATCATCCTAAGTTCCAAGAGTTCCAGAAGTTCCAACAGCAGCAAGTACAAGCTTCTGCTCAGGCACATCTAGAACAGAACCATCCAGATTTTGGTGACGTAGTGCAAGACACTAAGTTCCAAGACTGGGTAAAAGAGAGCCCAATTCGTATGCAACTGTTCCAGGCAGCAGATTCCTATAACTACGATGCAGCTGATGAATTACTGAATAATTGGAAGGACCGTTCTATGGTCTCGAAGACTCAAGAAGTTCAACAGGCAGCAGAAGAGGATAGACAATCTAAGCTTAAGACAGCGACTACAGAATCTAGGTCCTCTACAGGTTCAACAGGTGGAGGAAAGGAGTTCAGAAGAGCCGATTTAATCCGCCTAAGAATGGAAGACCCTTTAAAGTATGAGTCGTTACAGAGTGAAATCTATGCGGCTTATGCGGATGGAAGGGTTACTTAAAAATACTATGCTATTGTCCTCATTGCATTTCGTGATGGGGCGTAAAATCTAAAGGAGAATATAAAATGGCTAACATGACAACAAATACAGGTGCTAATTTCATCCCAGAAATCTGGTCTGATGAAGTAGTAGCAACATATAAGAGCAACCTAGTTGCCGCGAACCTAGTTCGTAATTTAAACCACAGTGGTAAGAAAGGTGATTCAATTCACATTCCTCAGCCAGGTCGCAGCTCTGCAAGTCTTAAACTAGCGGACAGCAATGTAACAGCTATCACTGATACAGCTTCTGACATCTTAGTGTCTATCGACAAGCACTATGAATGGTCGATGTATATTGAAGATATCGCTAATATGCAAGCTCTGGCTTCTATGCGTAAGTTCTATACTGATGATGCTGGTTATGCACTAGCTAGACAAGTAGATACAGACCTAATCAATCAGATGAAGGCGAGTTCTAGTGTAGCTGCCGAAGTAGCTGCTTCTGCCTCTGCACCAGCTGTGGGTGAGACCGTGACTATTTCTACTCTAGGAACTGCTAGCACTGGTGAGTGGACTACTATTGGTGCTTCTGAAGCTAAAGTAGGTGAGACATTTACAGTGACTGCATTATTTAGTATTGTTCCTACTGGAGCTAAGTTCCAGAATGCTCACGCAGGTACTGCAGACGTAACTGTTACTACTACTAATACTTGGGATAAGAGTATCTTGCAAGGCCTAGAGTCGTTAAACGATAATGATACTCCGATGAGTGACCGTTCATTATTAGTATCGCCTTCGGCTTACACTGCTCTATTGTCTACTGATAGATTCACTGAGCAAGCATTCATCGGTAATGGTAATGCTATCGCTACTGGTAAAGTAGGTCAAATCTATGGTGTAGATGTATATGTTTCATCTAACGTAGGTACTGGTGCTGCAGAGCAAGGCTTGTTGTTCCAGAAGGATGCTTTAGTTCTAGCTACACAACAATCTGTTCGTACTCAAACACAGTACAAGCAAGAGATGTTAGCTGACCTATTCACCGCTGATACTGTATATGGAACTAAGGTTATTCGCCCTACTTCTATCGTACATATCGCTACTGCTTAATATAAGTTAGTTTAACCCTGGCCCTTCTTCGGAGGGGCTTTTATTAAACTAATTTCCATAGTGAGGTGATTCAATGAAGTTGAGTAAGAAGAAAAGATTAGCTCTGGCAGTTAAAGCTATGAGACGTAGATTAAAGAATTAGGAGAGGATAAGCTATGGCAATCGATAGAGGACAAGGAATAGCAATAACCCAGAAGTTAGCTGAGAGCTACGATGTAGGGAGTTTAGTTGAGGATACTAAAGCCTCTGAGGTTGCCGCAGCCGCTAGTGCACTTGCAGCAGCCGCTTCGGAGACTTCTTCAGGGATAGTCTTAGGTTTAACCTTTGGTTACTCAGAGGATACTGAAGAGGATGCCACAGCAGCAGCAGCTAGTGCACTTGCAGCCTCAGATTCTGCAGACACTAGTGCCGAACGCGCAGGTGCATCTTTTAGCAGTGCACAAGCAGCAGCAGCGAGCGCAGCGAGTATAGTACATTGGGAAGCAACAGGCCTTGAAACCATTCATGCAGACCGTTATACTGATACAGTCTATGACTCAACAATTAATGATGCCGCTGTAGCCCTAAACACACTCAAGGTATCTAATATATCCCACCCAACAGTATCAGCAGCAGTGCCTTCAGGTGCTGTTTTTACAGATACAGTTACTGAAGTAATAGACAAACTAGATGATACTTCCTCTACTAAGGCCCTCAGTGCTAAACAAGGCTCAATTTTAAATGAACATAAAGTCAGCCAGGTTGGAGGAACAATGTTAGGTACCTTGAAGCATGGGACTAACGTCAAAGAATTTTATGGTGCTGGTGATGAACTTCAGGTTTATTATGATGGTACTGATGCAGTAATTGAGAATACTGGGACAGGTAAAATAACATTAGGAGGTAATGGCGTTGCTGTTGCCACAGGACTTACGATTGACGACACAAAAGTACCTAAGGTATTCACACAAACAGATAACCCAACCGTAGGCACCTTTGAAGCAGGTGATTTATGGTGGGACACAGACGGATATACTTGCCGTATAGCAGTTCTGATAGGTTCATCATTAGCTTGGTTTAGTACATAGGAGAATAAATATGGCAGATTTTAATGTAAGCACAGTATATATAGCCACAGATACAGCTGATTTTACAATGGCTAATGGTGATATAACAACTAGAGAGTTTGATGGTAAGGGTTGGAGTGAAGTTGTAGTAGCATCAGCAGGCTCTGTTGATATAAGAGGTATAGATACTCCTTCTTTTACACAGTATGAGTGTGACGCTAAAACCAATTCAGTATTTACAGCTGTTAAAAATGGCGCAGATGGTGGGCATCCTATTTTAGCAGCTAAGTTAGTAGAAGTAGGAGAGGATGGTTTTCAGTTTGGAGATGTTGAGCCTGATGGTGATTATGATGGAAGTGATGGTTACTGGCTTGTAGGCGCACAGGGGTATAGGGCAGACCCTGCTAATGGTTCATATGCCTCTGCCTCCCCTGAGCTACAACCAAGAGCACACGCTGTTCTTGATTATGGTGAGGCATACTTTAATCAGAGTTCGTTAGATTATAATGCCCTTACAAACCTACCCACTATTCCTGATGTCAGTACATTTATAACAGCCAGCGATGTTACTACTGAGGTATTAGTTGATGGTGTAAGCTCTACTGTGGATTTTAGCTTAGATTTGTTTACTGGTGTACTAACTATAACAACTACCTAGGAGGTACTTATGTCAATTACATTTGACTCTAGTGTCTCTGAGATTAATTATAATGGTAGCCCTGTAACTGAGGTTATTTGGAATACTACTTCTGTTTGGTCCAGCTTTGAGGAAGAGGTTTTATTCTCAGGTTCACAGTCAATTTATGGGTTGGCTACTGATAACACCTCAGTAAAATATCGTATGGAGTTTCCCTTAGGGTCTCACGCTATTCCCCAACAAGGCTCTTCTTATCACTTCAGACTGAAGCAGGCACACGTGATGACTAAATTTAGCTTTGATTCGCTATCAGTTTTATTTAAGCTACAGGACGGTACATATACCTCTATGGTCAGTCCTGATGTAGGGGCTAATTTTAATAGTTTAGGTCTTAATATTGCCTATCAAGCAGTTGCACCTGCTGAAGTAGGAAAGCCCACCTTACAGACTTATAGTACATCTGTTTTTGAGGCTGGCCTTATCCTCCCTTCGGTTAGCAACCCTATTGTGACTGTGGTTGTGGTGGGAGATATAGGTGGGCAGAAGGATTCAGAACACACATCAACAACTATTTTCTTAGACATCGCAAACTATGAGGCAACTTGGTAATGAACAATTCATACACAGAACATAAGGATTTATTTTACTCTCTCGTTCCTGAAGGTACACCTTATCTGCATCCAGTAGGACCTTCAGGTTGTAATAATACATTAACTATGTATCTATACTGTGCCACGATGAAAGAGGAAACTCAGGATGCACAGGTTATCTTTAATAAGTTTATGGCTAGAGTACAGGAGATTATCCCTGATGTTATTAAGCTACCTTCGAATATTAAGTGTCGTGGTAGACTTAAGGCTGTTGCGGATTTATTCTTTGCTGCGGATATGCTATTTGAAGAAGTGAGTGAGCCTGTAGATGGTGCTTTATACCTATCTGAGATAAACATTAATCCTAGTATGACCCGCAAGGAACACTCTAAAGGTGCTATCTCGCAAGTCAACCCTGAAGAAGGTAGTCAATATATTAAACATATGGGCTTATATTCTACTGAGATAGGTGATGTTTTATTTAATAAGGACAATAACTTAGAGTTTGCAGGGCATACCCTCTATGAAATTAAACAAGACTTAACAGTCCCACAAGGATAATAGATATGGAAGCAATGGATTTTTTTATATTCCTACTGGGAACTATAACAGTAATGCTGGGGTATTACTTAACACAACTATCGGATGACCTCAAGGAACTGGAGAAAGGAATGTTTAATTGTCAAGCTAAGTTACCTATGGTGTACGTATTGAAGGAAGACTATAAACACGACATCGATGAGATTAAGAAGATGATGGGTAAGATTTACGATAGGTTAGAGACTAATAAATAATGTGGTGGACAGCAGGAGCTTATGTCCCTATGTTGTATGACCCTTGGGTTCTAGCTTTAGGTTGGTCAATAATATGAAACACCTGCTGGTTTTATGGTATAATACATAGGAGTATTTAAGATGTTTGGATTACCTTTAGAAGTAATAACAATGCTGATAAGCACAGCAGGAACAGCATACATCCGTATGTCAGCAGACAGTAAGGCAGACTTAGCGGCAGAGAGAATAGCAAGGGCAGGAGCAGTACAGTCAGCTAGAGAAATGCAGAGCACGAACGCTAGTTGGACCAGGCGATTCATAACTATGGCATTCATTGGCATGGCATACTTCATCCTACTAGCCCCACTACTAAACCTACCCACAGTAGTACCAGTCGAAGTAACCACAGGATTCAAGTTCCTATTCTTTGATTTCACAAACACAGTAACAGAGTATGTAACCTTAGAAGGAATGGTCACACCAGACTATCTCCCTCACGCTATAATGGCAGTGGTTGGTTTCTACTTTGGTAATTCAACAGCAAAAAGGTAAACAATATGGCATTAGAAAACCCCACCTACATCAGTGATTTAGACGCATTAAGCCCAGCAGGAACAGACAGCAGGGCACACGGTGATGACCACATACGAAACTTAAAGGGTGCTATTCAAACCACCTTCCCAAATATTAATGGGGCAGTAACAGCAACACAAGCTGACATTAATAAGCTCGATGGGTTATATACAACAACAGAGCAGCTTGATTATTTAGGTGGTTACTGTGTTGTAACTGGAAGTAAAACATACGACACACAAGTAGAATGTGAGACTGAAACAAATGGGACTCCTTTAGGCACCTGGCACCCAGCGGTAACCTCTCAAATTCAAACACAGTTTGATACTCTTATAGAACTTGGTGCACCCCTAATTGACCCTGAGTTTGCAGGTACTGTTAATGTAGGTTACTGTGCTTCAGCGGCTGGTGTTCTTTTAGGAAGTTTTAAAACAAGTACTGACTGTACAGACGCTGACGATACTAATGTGTGGGCAGTTAATAGAGTGGTACAGACAGGTATTAGTCACAACTTCATGGCTGCACAATACTCAGGCTCTGAAGTGCTTGGCACAGCGGAGGATGGTTTAGCTGTTATAGCAGACTTAGCACTCTCTAATGTATTCATTGTGACTGTAAATCATGATGCTGATGTGTTGGCGTGTGACAATATGGCTTCAGGTGGTTGCTATACATTCCTAATTAAGAATACAGGTGCGTATGACCTCAACTTTGATAGTACGTTTTTCTCATTCCAAGGAGGTGAGCCAGCATTGACCAGTGGCAACGGAAAGGTGGACTTAGTTTCTTGTGTCTCAGATGGCGCTAGGCTTTATTGTTCTATCACACATGACCTAGTCCCTTCCCTATAATATGTTTGGATTTGTAGCAGGTGCAGGAATACCCGTAGTTGCCTTAGAGCCTACATTAGTAAGCGGTACTGTGGCAAAGCAGATTGGTAGTTCTCATGAGGTAACTATAACAGGAATGAGTGGTGTACCTAAGACATTAATTATTGTTTTTAATCAGTTTTCAAATGGCTCTATTGTGGCAGACAACATGACAGGGTTTACTGTTGACGGTGAGACACCTACCCGTGATATTTTCGAAACTAATAATTCATATGATGATGGAAACTACGCAGGAATATATAGGCACTTCATAGGTGGTAAGGATGAAGTTACAATAGACTTTGGTTCTAGCATCACCAGTCTAACACTATCCCGTAGCTCATACACAGTGTTTGCAGTTGATGGTGACCCTGAGTTAAGTGCTGTTTATTCTTATGATAACACAGATGGTTCTACTTCTACCGAGATTGTACGTAACGCAGGCGACCTTTTAGTTGCAGGGATAGCAACACATGACACCGTCATCGATGGTGGTATGAGTAACACCACAAAGCCTACAATATCTGATATGACATTGGTGGATGTAGAATCACCTGACCCAACTTGGTATAAGTCATTTTGTTACTTTACAGGATATAAGTATAGCAGTGCTGCTGAAACACTTACACACACTACTCGTAGTTACCATTACGATGGAAGGTACAAGTCTATAGTTTATGCCTTATATAAGAAGAGAGGTTCTTAATGCCAGACCAAGTTAAAGTATTAAACCCTAACGGTATAAACAGAGACATTAGTCCTTACGAACTACCAGATGACAAGTGGTCTGAGGGTAACAATGTATCATTCACAAATGACAGAACAAGTATGTCCGCAGGTTACACTGCGTTTGGTGCTGATTTGGCTGTAGAGCCTTATTGGTTAATGCCTTTTACTACACTTACTGATAGCTATTGGATATATGCTGGCCTCGATAACATATATAAGACTGATGGTGTCACAAATACAAACATAACTAGACAAAACAGCACTCCTGAAGATGTAGACTACACAACCACAGACGGTAAGTGGAATGGTGGTGTACTAGGTGGTGTGGCTATTTTAAACAACGGTATTGACGTACCACAAATGTTAGGCACTGGCTCTACTAGATGTGCAGACCTCGACTACTGGCCTACTGGCATGAAGGCTTCTGTTATTCGCCCATTTAAGCAATTCTTAGTAGCCCTCGACACAACAGAAGGCTCTGACAGATACCCATATAGAATACACTGGTCACACCCTGCAGAACCAGGTACAGTACCCACTACTTGGAACGCAGCTCTAGCTGATAAGGACGCAGGCTATGTAGACCTGAGTCAGACTAACGGTTGGGTAGTGGACGCACTTCCTCTTAAAGATGCTAACATCATTTATAAAGAAGACTCCGTATGGGGAATGTCTTATGAAGGTGGTCAGTCTATATTTAGGTTCTATGAAATATTTAATGACGCAGGTGTATTTGGTCAGAGATGTGCCAAGTCTTTTGATGAGAAGCATTTTGTAGTAACAACGAATGATGTCTATGTCCACAACGGGCAGACAAAAGAAAGTGTAATCACCAACCAAATGCGTACTGAGTTATTTAACTCCATGCATGCTGACCACACAGGTAAGACCTTTGTAACTGCTGACTATAAGAACAATGAAATGTGGGTTTGTTTTGTTTCTGGTGGTAATTACCATACTACACCTCTTCCCAACAAAGCTTTCATATGGAATTGGAAAAACAATACATGGACAACCAGAGACATTCCCAATGTAAACCATATTGGTTGGGGTGTTGTGGCATCAGCACAGGGAACAATTGACTGGTCTGATACAGGAACATGGGATTCGGATGGAACATCTTGGGATGACCGAGGATATAACCCAACAATGACTTCTCTAATTATGGCTGATACAGTCAATAAAAAACTATTTGAAGTTAAGGAGTCTGAGACTGAGTTTGATAATGAGTCTATTGTTGCTTATGTGCGTAAGGATTCAATGAACCTAGGCTACTCAGGAACTAAGTACCTCAAGAAAATTATTCCTAAGTTTAGTTCTGGTTCTGGGGAGGTCATGTTTGCTGTCGGTTACTC